GCTTCTTCTACTGATTCTGTTCCGTCACCTTTTTTCTTTAATTCTTGTTGCATTCTTGAAATGTTACCACCCTTAAAGTCTATACCTAACTGTGGGTCCATTCGAGATGGTTTATAAACTTTTATATTTTTGCCACCAGCTTTTTTGATGATATCAACATACATTTTTTCGGCACCTGAGAAGTATTGACCATCTTCCATTTCTTTCATAAAGTAACCTTCTTGTATGTTATCACCTTGTTTTAGAAGTTTCTTTGCTTTAATTCTGTCATGGTAGAAGAACTCATGGTCTTTCTTAGTCTTGTCGTCTCTTACAGTGTAAGATTGTCTTGACATCTTAGTGATTTTACCCATGTACTTTGCACCATCTTTTTGGTAGTAATCTACTTCTGTACCAACTTTGATTGACTTAGGTGTTTCTGCACCCATGCCATGTTTTGCAAGAACTCTATAGTTTTCATCTATAGATTCTTCTTTAAACACATCTTCAACTGATGACATAAACTTCTTTAATTTATCTGCATCACCTGATACAACAACTCCGTCTTTACCTGACCAAGAAATTTTCTGTTTCTTTGATTTTAGTCCGAATTTACTTGCATATTTAATGACAAGATTTGCTTGAAGTTTGTCATCAACATGGAGTACCATATCTGCATTTTCTGATATAGTTTCTTCACTAGAAGTGTTTGCAATTTTGTAGAACTTCTGTATAGATTCAAGACCTTTTTGAATACCACTTCGAACATTATTGAATGCTGGTGCAGATAAACCTGAACCTCTCATAGTTTTGTCTACTTCTTTAAGCATACCCTGTAATTTCTTTTCGAGTTGTTGAACTTTCTTTACATCAGCCTTATCATATGCTTTTTCTAAAATAACTGGTAGTATTAAAGTTTTGACTTCTACTTCTTCTTTAATTTTACCTTTGACTATATCTTCTAAATCACGAGATAACCAATCAAAAAAGTCGTCTGGGTCATCGGTGTTAACTTCACCATTATCCATTGCCCATTGCATTAAGTCATCTTCTGCTTTTTTACCTGCTGATGACATGAAAGACAAATCACCAGATTTATATGCTTTGGTAAGTTCTCTTTTGTGTTTACGAAAGATGTCTTTCATCTTCATGCCTTCTGACATAGTTTCTTCGTTTGCGTATTGTAATGCTTTTTGAACTTCTTTTGATTTAAGAATCTTATCACCAAAGAACTTTTTAATTTCTTTAGATGCAATATCCATAGCACCAGACATGTCAAGTGCAACTTCTACTGCTCTTTTAACTTTTGCATCTGATACTTTGTTTTTTCTGAAGTAATTTGCAACTTCTTGACCAGTAAGTTTCATCTTACCGTAAGGACCTAATGGATTTACTTTACCATCTTTGTCTAAAACTTTCTTTGCTTCATGAAATAGATTCATTCTACTCTCCAAATATTGCGTATGATAGAATCACATCTTGCATGATGATTTCTGCCATATCTTCTCTAAACATTGTGTCGCCTTGAAAGTCTTTCATAAACTTTTCATGCATTTTGTTTGTTAATACGATGTTCTCTTCGTAACCCATAACTTCACACTTCTTTAAGTGTCCTTGTATCAGTTTACCGTATTTTTGTGACTCAGGAAATTCTTTCTCCTTCTTCATTAATTTTGTAAGGTCACTTAAAATTTTATTTAACTTAGGTGCCTTGTAAATGAAAGGTTTTTCATTACCGTGCTTTGCTATAAGAGCATCTACTTGTTTGTAATAATCCCTTGATGATTCATCAACACTCTTTAGATTTTTTTTTTGAGCATCATCACCAAGTTTGATAAACTTCTTACTTGGTTTTGCTTCGTCTATTTCAGACTCTTCATTCTTACCTTTGTAGTTTTTGTCTACATAGTCAAAGAACTTCTTCTTTTCTTCATCTGATTTGAATTCAGCAGGTGAAGTGACACCAAACTTTTTGAGTGCTGACTTAAAAAAGTCTTGATATTCTTTAGAACCTTCTAAGACTGACCTAGATGCTTCCAATAGGTCATTTGATAACCCTAGTGATGTAAATTTCATTGTTCTAATTCCCCTTTATCGAAATAATTGAATAATTTTTCTTTGCCTTCTTCATCTAGTCTAAGGGACTTAGATAAACGACCTAACATGTTCTTTTCAGTGAGTTTTGTTATTGTTCTTTCAACAGAAAGTTTCTCTTCTTTAACTTCTTCTACTGTTTCTTCTGGTAGAGGTTTGACACCTGCATCTTTAAACATTTTCTGTAGTTTACTGTCTGTTGGTAATGTAATCTTCTTTTCTTTACCTAATTGAACAACAAGACTTGTAAATCCTTTTGGATTTTGCTTCTGCATTTGTTGTACAACTTTAACACCAGTCATACTTAGCATCTTTGCAACACCATATTGAGCGTCTTTATCACCTTTAAGATTGAATAACTTATCAATCATTGAACCAGAAGATGCTTCTAAAATAACTTCTTGTGTATCTTCTACAAAAAAGGTTGCAAGTTCCTCATCTATTTGGTCACTTAGTATGTCATCTGCACTTTTTTCCACACTGCCTTCTTTTAAGGCAACATGCATACGCACTTCTTCTAGTTTTTCTTTCCAGTTTTCTGACTTATAACTCATAGTATTATTTATAATATATTTTAGTTCGATACCTACTCTTCTATGCGAATAACTAGGTTATTTTCCCCTTTGATTAATCTATGGTAACTATTTTTTAAAATATAGTAATCCCTTCCGACTGTCAAATCTTCAGGTAAACTATCATCTTTTTGTAGTTTCCACCCATTTCCACTTAATACATGAACAGTTCGATGTCGTTTGTCTCTGTGCCAAACAAGTTCATCATTATCAACAGTGTGTTCAAAAGTTCTAACTTTGAACATTTTACCTGTTCCGTGTTGTTCTAAAACCTCTTCTTTATATGGTTTAGTCATCTAATCCAGGATAGAAGTTGTCGTTCTTTTCATTGTAACCATAAAAACTGCCTTCTTTCTCAGGTATGTTTATTATTCCTTGTACCCAATTGTCTGCGACATCTTCTGCATATGATTCACTATGAGCATGAACTTCTCGTGTTTCCACCAATTTTTCATTCTCATAAAGTTCTACTTCAAATCCTTTATCGTTTTTAAAAACTTCTGCATATCTATTTTCGTATGCGTATGTATGGTATAGTTTGTTCATAATATAAGTATATAGGTTTTACCAGAAAAAGTCTCCTCCACCTGATAAACCGAGTTGTTTTGCATAATGAGGCAATCTACATGCCCAATATCCTGCTTTTGTTTTGTCTGTTTTGTTTTTGCAATCATGTCTTGCCGCGAATGAATCGGCAGCTTTCTTATTATTGATTTTGACTTTGAGACCTGTTGTATCACCCCATGTGATTTTCTTTATTTTGTCTCCGTCTTTTACATAGACATAATACTTTTTAGGACCACCAACTTTAGGTGAGTTGAGTTCTGGTTCTTTTTCATCCTCTTCAAACATAGGGCAGTCTAAAGGTACTAATTCACCTTCATATACTTCAAATGACCCTATATCAGTCTCTAAGATGTTTTTATCAACTTCTGTTAGTGTGTATTTGTTTTCTGATACTAGTTTTCTTGCTTCATTGATGCATTCAAAATACATCATAGAACCTAGTCTAAATGGATTGTCTAAGAGATTGGTTCCCTCAGATTGCATTGCATCTAGGGTTTCCTCGATTGCAACCTCTTTCAATGTTTTCATGTTATTTAATTTCTTTTACTTCAAAATCTTCGTTTGCAGGATAACCTTTTAGTGGATTACCAAACACATCTTTGAAGTTTTTCTTTGCTCTATTTTGTTGTTCGTGAAATGCTTTCTCAGTCTCTTTAATGTATGCTTCTTCTGATTGACCTGGTGTATCTGCTTGGTATTTCTTTCTTATATCATCTGTTCCTAATTCACAAACACCATCATCAGATACATTGCCTTTACCTGGCATCATTTCTTCACCAAATTTTAAGAATAGTTTTCCTTTTTCCTGTTTTTTATCAGTTGCTTTATGCCCTATCATTGCACCAAGGTCATTGATTAGTTTTAATCCCTTTTCAGTAGACTTTTCGTATTCCTTTTCAATCTTCTTTTTGATTTTACCTTGTATGAGGTCTATGATATCATGGTAACTAGTGACTAGTTTGCCTTCATTGATAGGTACACAATTTGGTACTTGTTTACCATTTTTCATCTTGAAACCTTTCTGAACATAACCATCCCAGCATGCTTCTTCTAGTTTCTCCTCATTCTTATTCTTATTTCTTTTATCATAGTCTTTGATAGATTTTTTTGCAGACTTCATCATTGCTTTTTGATGTGCCTTTTGTTGAGACTTATTTCTGTCTCTTAGTGTATCTGCATATCTTTCTTCTATAGATTCACCTCTGACTTTATCTGCAAGGTCTTTATCTGCCTTACCCCATGTACCAGAACCTTTAGTGATAAAGCTATTTACTCTTGCGTGTCCCCACTGCTCAGGAGTTGTACCTGGTCTATGACCAGTTCTCCATGCAGCGACACCTCTTTTATATACTTGTTTAAGTATACCAACAGATATGCCTGTTTTATCGGCTTTCTTTTTGAGCGACTTATCGGCAGCACCTTCTTCTTCAAGTTCAACTTCTTCTCGTTGTGCCTCTCTCTGTTTTTGCATCAACTCATTTTCTTTTTCTTTCTCGTCTTCTGCCTTTTGTTTTTCGTTTTCCTTTTCGTGTTTCTGTTTTAACTTTTCGACTTCTCTTTCGTGTTTGTCTTTTTGTCTATCTTGTTCATCTGCTTGATTTGCTTTCAGTCTTGCAGCGGCAACTGCATCTTCACCAAACATTTTTTTGAATTTCTTTGTGTGTTTTGAGGGTTTTGTTTTTGCTTGTGCATCACCTGGAGCAGGTTCATATGCACTAGAATCATCATCGTCTTTCTTTGCACCCTTTTCGAAGTGTCTTGCTCTATCTTGTTTAGTAGACTTTGCAAGTTTATCATCACCTTTCTTATCGAAGTATTTCTTAGGTTGAGTTCCATCACGAGATTTTACATCTTTATCTTGTGCAACTTTCTTTGCTTCTGCGATATTTTGGTCTAATATATCCATAATAACTATTTATCCCTTTTTCTTCAGTAATAATTCGTATTCTCTCCAAGAAGTTGCCTTCTTGTTACCAGGAAACTTAGATGACCAACCTTGTAAATAACTGAATAGTTTTGATGCCTTTGCATCTAAGGTTTTTATATCATCATCGTTTGAGACTTCTATAAAGTCTTTCTTAAAGATTCCTCTGAATTGTTTTAGATTCTTTTGAGCTGAATCCCAATCACCTTTTACAATTTCAGGTGGAAGTTTTCTTGCTCTCATCTCATTTCGTTTTTGTGCATTGTCTAATGATGCATTGACATATATCATTTTGTACTCATACCCCAATTCATCTAACATCTTCTTATAGTTTACAATTTTAGATGATTTAGCACTGGTAGTATCAAATATAAGACCAAGTCTACCTTCAATGTATCTATCCATTGCATTACCAGTAATCTTTTTTGCCTTGGCACGAATACCATCTCTGACATTTGAATCAATATTTCTTAAATCTAGGGATAATCCTGCTTTCTTTAGACCTGATTCAAAAGCAGTATCAGTATTGACAAGTTTTAACCCCAATGCTTTCAGACCTAGTTTCTTAACAACAGTAGATTTACCTGAACCTGGACCTCCCATTAAGAACACTGCTTTGAATGTTCCTGGGTCATAGACTCCTTCATCTATTAAGTCTTCTATCATATAGACTGGTAGTGTTGACTCAACAATACCCATACCTTTACGAATATCTTTGTATAGATTCTCTATATCTTTTTTGTTTCTTGTAGGAACTCCTTTAGAGAATGCTTCGAAATCACCTTGTTCTGCCAATGCACGGAGTTTTGATGCACTCATTCCTGAAACATCATCGGCATCTGGGTCTCTTTCTCCTGCAGATACTATTTGTATCTCATTGAAGTTGTAATATCCATGTCTTGCTTTGACACCATTGTATTTCTTTAATAGTGTTTCGAACTCTTTGACTCTATCTGAACCAACGACCATTTTTACTCTGTTATATCCCTGTTTCTGTAGTTCATTACATATATCGAATACAGTTCTTGCAGCGACATTTGCAACTATTCTACCAAAGAATTTTTGAAGGTACTTAATCTTGTCTTTATGTGATAATGGATTTTTCTTAGGGTCGTTTGAGTGTGAAGTGAATAACATTACTTGATATCCACCACTTGATTCTTTTTTGAGTTTGTCTACTAACTTTGCATGACCTGTAGTAGGTGGATTGAAACGACCAAAGGTGAATACTACACCTTTATCCTTTCCTTCTTTTAAAAATGAACTTAATTTTTTCATGACATATCTTCTCTATCTTTCTTAACTAAACCTGCTAGTATTTTCATATTCTCAACACCACTTTTACTTGTGTCATAGTGATAAGGTTTAGGTGTGTCACCAACAACCCAATCATCCTCTTTAAACTCTATATCTGTTTGAGCAGGATAATCTGGTAGTGCGAAAGTTCCGAATGATTTTAATTTGCCCATTACTTATCCCAATTCTTTTGTGCAGTGAAGTTATTGTATGCAAACTCCATTCTATCTACTAATTTGACTGCACTTCCTGTTTTATCTATTGCAACATAACCTTCAGGATTTACAACTTCAAAACCTGTTGCAGTCTTTTTGAAAGTTCCTATACTCTTTACTCTATTTAGGGCAACAATGATTATCTGTTTTGCAACAACAAGACCTTCCATAAACTTAGTTAGATTAGTAATGAACTTGTTCAATGCACGAAGTTCGTTATACAATTGTTCACCAATCTCTCTCTTAATCTCTTTAGTCTTTTCCATTTTAACTTTTCCAACTACTTTATCTCTCCAATAGTTTTCAAAGTGTTTCATATATCCTGCATATGTTGGTTTAAAAGACCCACCTCTTATTTGTGCATTACAGTATGTCTTGTAAGATGCACCTGCACCTTTTTGATTTATTGTTGACTGTAATTCCATGAACTTCTGTAAGTCTTTCTTAGTGATACCATGAAATGATTTACCAACTCCTGATAAGACCTGTGTAAGTTTAAGTGTTTCTTTTGCAGTCATTGTGGAGTTTCCAGACACATCTTTATATGTTGCATCATCTACCCATACATCTGATGAACTACCTAAACTTGATGTATTTGCACCAAAACTGGCACCTAAATCTTCGATTGTAGAACCACTGTATGTAGTATGAAATACAATTCCCATTTTAGAACTTGCAATAGTTTTACCCAACTTGGAGTCTATATCTACTGCATACATAATTGTATTTGGTTGGAATGTGATGAATGATTTACCATCTATCTTAGTCATTTTCTTATCGTTGGTGTACATCAAATCACCTTGCATGATTGTATTCCAAGATAACTTAGATAGATATTTAAATGATGTTAGAAACTTTTCTTTTAATTGACCTGAGAGTTCAGATGCATCGTTGATTTCTTTTTCTGAAGTATAGAACAATGGTGTTTTGTTGAATAGTGATTTCTTTGCAACGAAGAATTGACCTGTCTCTGGATGTTTTCCACAAAAGATTGCAGGTGCCCCATCCCATTTAACAGTCATGTTTACAGAACTATTAGAATTTCCTTTCAACATGTCTCTTAAACCTTGCAGAAAGTTTATCGCACCACGACCACCATCAATACCTTGATTGATAATCTCGTCTTCTAAGTGTTCTAAATGTAGATTTTTTGCACCCATAATAGTAATTATACCACATTCTTGGTG